TGGAAGGAGCTAGTAAATGGCTAGTCCTAATCTTTCGGAAATCGTCACGACCACACTGCGTAACCGCAGTCGGACGCTTTCTGACAACGTAAGCAACCACAACGCGCTGTTGCGGCGCTTACGCGAAAATGGCAATCAAACCTCTGTAACAGGGCGCGATATTGTTCGTGAGCTAGAGTATGCCGATAACGGCACAGTGCAGTTTTACAGCGGCTATGAGACACTCGATGTTTCACCAGCTGATGTGTTGAGCGCAGCTGTGTTCGATTACAAGCAGCTTGCCGGTAATGTCACAATCTCTGGCCTTGAGCAAATCAAAAACTCAGGCACAGAGGCCATCATCAATTTGCTTGAAGCGCGTATCAACGTGCTCGAAAAGTCAATGATGAACAGCCTGTCAACCTCAATCTATTCTGATGGCACTGGTTCATCAGGTAAAGAGGTCGGCGGCTTACAGCTTATTGTGGCTGATGCTGGCACAGGTACTGTTGGTGGCATCAATTCATCAACATTTACTTTCTGGCAAAATGTTCAGACCACAGCAACGTCAAGCGCATTTAGCACCGCAAACGTGCAGGCAGATATGAACAATATCTATTTGCAACTTGTACGCGGCGCTGACAGCCCTGACTTGGTGATGGCTGGAACAAACGCTTATAAGGCGTTTTTGGGTAGCTTGCAGGCAATCCAGCGTATTACTAGCGATGATCTGGCAAACTCTGGTTTCACCAGCGTTCAGTATCTCAACAGTGACGTGGTGTTTGATTCAAGCTGTAACACCAACCGTATGTATTTCTTGAACACGGACTACCTCAGACTAGAGGTTGCGGCGGCTCGTGATTTCGTACCCGGTGAAGCAAAAATGTCTGTCAACCAAGACGCTATGGTGACGCCAATGTTCTGGTCAGGAAACTTGACCTGTTCGAACCGCGCTCTCCAAGGCGTGATCCACACTTAAAGGAAGGGAAACTGTTATGGCTTTAGCAGCAGTAATGGGGATTGACCCAACCGCCGTGCATGACACTCCTGAGTTTCAGTTGGGTCAGCTTGGCGCAATTATTGACGACACAAACGGCACACGCATGTATAAGTATCTCCAATATGATACTGGTGCAGCGGGTGCAGATGCTGTCGCTGGTGAGGTAGCTTATTATTACACTTTGGATGGTTACAAAAACTTTAAAGTTACGAGCGATCTGTCGGACTCAGTTGAGATCGGCGCGGGTGTAATTCAAGCAGTAATGACAGATGGGCAGTATGGCTGGTTTCAGGTATCTGGTGCCGCAACACTGACCATCGCGTTGACCGCTGGTGCCGATGGCGATCCATTGACGCCAACAGGTGCCGCTGACGGCACTCTGGATGTCTCAGCCGCCGCGACAGATAATGTCTGTGCGATTGCTGGTGACATCAGCGATAAGGAAATTATTTGCACGTTTCCTCTGTAAACTTGAAAGGGGCAGGGCATCAGCTTTGCCCCTCTTTTATTGAATAATTGGGAGTCATTATGTCTGTAAAACCAACTTTTTTTCAACGGGAGCTGAACGGTGAAATTCGTGATTTTTGCCGCATTGAAATCCAAGGTGTCAGGGATGTTTGGGAAGGCCCAGCGCGTCCTGAAGATATTTCTAGGTTTGCCGAGCAATGGGAAGCCTACAAAAAAAAGGAAAAACGTAAAAAAACGAAAGGCACAAAGCTGAGTGATTTACCCGGCATGACTGAGCCAAGACGTTGTGAGCTTGAACTTAACGACATTGAAACTGTAGAACAGCTGGCAGCGGCTGATGAAACACGGTTACGAAATATTGGTGAGCCATATGTTGAGCTTTCCAAGATTGCCCAGTTGCAAGTTGAAGCCAAGCAAAATAAGAAAAAGCTAGTTGATGAAGTCAAGGAAGAGGTCGTCGTTTCGGCATCAACTTTGCGATCAATAGCCGATGAGGTGAAAAATGAGCCTGCTGACAATAGCGCAAGCAGTTAGCGATTTTATTGGGTATGAGCGCCCAACTACGGTCGTAGCTAACACTGACCCGATTGCGCGACAACTTTTAGTGCTAATCAACCGGGAGGGTAAGCAGCTGATGCGGGCGCACAACTGGCCGATCCTCAGTAAAGAGCATACCTTTACCACAGCCAACGGCACACAAAACTATGCGCTGCCAACAGATTTTGATCGTTTTGTCTCCGGCACTGCATACAACCGCACAGAGCTTGACGCGCTTGTTGGGCCGATTACGCCGCAACAATATCATGCAGACAGGTTTGGCACGGTGACGGGCGGTGTGGTTGACAGGTTCCGTTTGAAGCCCGCGTCGAATGTTTTGCGGTTTGATATCACCCCGACGCCAAATGGCACAGAGACAGTCGGGTTTGAATATATTTCCAGCCACTGGAATCAAACTACAGGCGGCACATCACAAGCCGAAATGGCAGCTGATACCGACATTGGCATACTTGATGAGTTGTTGATTGAAATGGGTGTGACATGGCGGTTCAAGCAATCCCATGGGCTGATCTATGATGAGGATTTTCGTCAATATCAAATAGAGGTAAGGCAAGCGATCAGTCGATCCGGTGGTGCGCCTGTACTGTCCTTAGATGATCACAGAACATATTTGGTCAGCCCATACAGTTACAACATTCCTGATAGCGGGTTTGGCGTCTGATGTTACAAGCAGCAAGAAGCTCAAGAGCATACACGGTCAAAGCTGTGTCAGTGCCAGCGCCTGTGGGCGGTCTGAACAGCCGCGACTCAATCGATGCCATGCCGCCAACCGATGCTTTGATAATGTCTAACTTTTTTCCGACTGTTGAAAAAGTGAGCCTTCGTGATGGCTATACAGAATTTTGTACAGGTATTGGCAGCGGTGACGTTGAAACACTAATCGAACACAACGCCGGGGCAAACAGGCAGTTGTTGGCAATTGGTGCAGATGGCATTTTATACCAGATAGACAGCGGTACGGCGGTAAGCAAAAAAACAGGGCTTGCAAACGGACGCGCTGAGCATATTGAATTTAACAATTTAACCATTGTGGTGCCATCAGGCGCTAATGTGCCTTTTAGCTGGAATGGAAGCACGACATCAGATTTGTCAATCACATTGTCTGATAGTGTAAACGCCAACACGCTATCAGGCGTCCATGCACACAAAAATCGTGTGTATTATTGGACAGGCACAAGTCAAAATTTTTACTACAGCGCCAGTGTTGATACATTCCAAGGAAACTTTACAAAATTCCCTGTCGGTTTGGTCGGCACGTTTGGCGGTAATATTTTGAGCATAAATAGCTTGTCGATTGACGGCGGCAACGGCGTTGACGACTTGCTAGTCATCCTGATGACATCTGGTGAGGTTCTTATATACAGCGGGTCAAATCCAAGCAGTGATTTCAGCTTGGTGGGTACGTTTAGGATTGCAGAGCCTGTCAACGAAAAGCGCGGTATAGCAAAGCTTGGTGGTGATGTCGTGGTGATGACGCGCGAGGGTTATTTGCCCCTATCACAAGTGGTTCGCGCTGACCTGATTGGCAACAAAGCACAAGCGATATCTGAAAAAATACGAGGCACTGTGATTGCGCAGGTGGCGGCAACCGGCACATCTACAGGCTGGCAGATATTTGTCAGTCCAGACGGTGATAAGGTTTATTTTAACTTTCCGTCCGGCGATGGCGTTGATCCGTTCCGGCAACACGTTTACAACCCTATCGTGCAGGCGTGGTGCATTTTTGAAAATATACCCGCGACAGTCTGGGGTCAGTTTAGCGGAGACACATATTTTGGAAGCTCCGGCGGCAAGGTTTTCAAGGTTGGCGGGGACGCCGACGATGGCTCAAACATTGAGGGCGATCTCGTTACCAGTTATAATTATTTTGGAGATCGTGGGCAGATCAAAAGGTTTGCATCTGTTCAACCTATGATCGAGGGCGAGACAGATATTAACTTTGATTTTGGTGTTGGTGTAGACCAGGCACCGACCTCAAGTATTTTAGTTTCAACAGTGAGTTTTCAGTCACAAGCGGCGACGTGGAATATCGCGGCTTGGGACACATCATTTTATGCCGATGCCAGTGGGGCGGGCGTGACACGCCGTCGTCGCGCCGTCAACCGGCTTGGATACAGCGCAGCGCTGCGCTTGAAGGTGGCTACTGATAGCCAGAATATTAGTTTTATATCGGCACACTATACATTTGCACCCGGAGGGCCACTATAATGCCATTCTCTACAGGAACATTTAGCCGTACATTTGACTGCACCACAGACGCGGCAAATGGCGTCAAAATTCTAGCCAGCAAATTCGACACAGAGCTTGATGGTTTTGCATTGGGATTGACCACTACTATATTAAAAGACGGAACACAAACTTGCACGGCAGCTATACCTTTTGCAGAAGGTATAACTATACCAGATGACAAAACCATCGCGTTTGGCACAAATACTGATGTGCTGATACAGTACGATGAGACAACTACAGATTCACTGAAAATATCGGCGGCAGAGGGTGCAGGGCTTGCCATCACGCTTATGGCTGATGAGGGCGATGATGCTGGGGATGAATGGAAACTCAACATCGCAGACGGTGGCACCTTAACACTAGGAAATGATATTGCTAGTGCGGGTACATATGTGACGCATCTGACCATCACGCCTAATGCCACGGTTGCGAACAGCACAACAGCTGTCGCAGGTAATTTGACAGTCGGTGGCGATCTTACGGTGACTGGCGACGACATCACTATGGGTACGAACACTGCTGGCCACTTGCTTATAGCAGACGGCACAAATTTCAATCCTGTTAGCATCACGAGCCTGTCAACAATATCTACAGTTGCAAACAACGATGTTTTCCTTGCCGTTGATGCGTCTGGTGGTGGATTAAAACAGATAGAAAGAAGCACGATTGTTGCTGGCCTTGCAACATCAGGCGCACTAGCAAATGTGGTTGACGACACAACGCCAGAGCTTGGCGGTGACTTAGATGTTTTGGCTCAAGATATTGTGTCAAGCTCAAATCGTAATATTGATATCCTGCCACACGGTACGGGCAAAGTGAATTTAGACGGCGATGGCTCAAGCGGGGGCGTCACAATATCAGACGGATTAGTTGATATACGCACCGGCACTGGCAGCCGCGCACAAATAAAGTTGTATTGCGAATCTAGTAACGCTCACGCTCAAACCATACAAGCACAGCCACACAGCGCTGGCGTGACCAACACCTTAACTTTGCCAGCAGGCGGCGATCAGACGCTCGTTGGGACTGCCGGAGCTACCTTTGCAGGCCGTGTGCTAGTCGATGACACTACAGACGCCACAAGCACTACTGACGGATCATTGCAGACAGATGGCGGCCTGTCAGTCGCAAAAGATGCAGTGTTTGGTGATGATGTAATGCTTTTGTCAGACAGCGCCGTTTTAAAATTTGGCGCTGATAGCGATGTGACGCTCACGCATGCCGCTGATACCAGCCTGACATGTAACTTGATGATGGCAGCAACTACATTTGAACCAACCGGGGATACAGCGGCTGGCGACAATGCAGCAATCGGGTTCACCAGTGCAGAAGGGTTGATATTAACAGGCCAAGGTTCTAGCACTGATGTAACTATCAAAAACGATGCTGATGCAACTGTGGCGTCAATAGCCACTGGCACCACTGTGTTTACCATCAACGATGATATAGGGGTAAGCGGCAGGGCTGTCGGCCATGTCACCACTGACAATGACGGCAGCTTTGATTTATCAGTGGGCAACGACTTTCAATGCACACCCTCTGGCAACTTTACGCTGACATTTACCAACCCAGCAGCAGGCCAGTCTGGCAATATTTTGTTAATAAACTCTGGTGGTCACACCGTGTCAGCCCATGCCTCTGTTGCGATCAATGCTACTACTCTTACCGCCTTGACCACGGCTGGCACATATCACCTAGCATACTATTGCAGCGCGTCAAGCGGCAATAACACTATAGCCGTATCAGCATCAGGGGCGTTGACCTAATGAGTTTAATCAAAAGCAATCACGGTGGTTTAGGTGGCTCTGGTGCGCCCGGCGGTGCGTTAGGTTCGTTTTACGGTCATACCATTGACCAGTCTTTGCGTTTCAATCGTGGTGATACCCCAAAACTCGTTTTAGACCCTACTGGTGGGCCAACAGCAGTAATGAAATGCACTATATCGGTATGGGTAAAGCGTTGTGGTGTAGACACACAAGGAACTATTTTTTCTGGTGAAACAGGCAATGTGGGCTATGACTGGCTTCACATAAACTCTGACGGTTATGTTAGGGTACTAACGCAAACTCCAACTTCTTATGGAATGA